TGTCACCAGCACCAGGGCCGCGCCGCCCCTGTCTGTCGCCACCCACGGCAGGCGGCCGGCGCCGAAGCGCCGGACGAGGTGGACGACGGCCACCACGCCCAGGGCCGCCACCAGCGCCCAATTCTTCGACGCCACGGCCTCGGCCAGCGAGGCCACAAGCCCGCCGACGTCCTCCGGGTTGGGGGCCTGCGCCTGCCCCAGCAACAGGACGGGCATGGACAGCGAGGCCGCCAGAGACAGCCGAAGGTGGCCAGTGGCAGCAGCGAGGAACGACGAGACAGAGGCAACAGCCGCGACGGTTATGGCGTTCATTTGGTGGCGTCTTTCGCGGCGACCGCCTCCCATACGCGCCGCAGGTAGAGGTCAGGACTGCTGTACGGCTGGGAGATAGCGATGGCCCACAGAGGCTCGAGCTGCTTGCCGGTCACGTACCCGGGCCACTGGACATGGGGCGCGTCACGGAACTTGAAGTTCCCGCCCCACACCAGCCCGTGGCGCACCGCCACACGGCCGAGGACGTCATAGTCAGCGGCCTTCCATGACGGCTGCAGGCCTGTCCTCGAGGCGTCCGCGTCCCGCGCGAAGTCCACGGCGAGGCCGTACTGGTGGGAGCTCTGCCACGGCTTGCTCTGCGTCACGACATGCCCGGGGCGCGTGCGGCCCTGCTCGTACAACGCGAGCTGCTCTTGAGGTGTCCGCAGGCCGCAGATGGCCCAGTATTCCGCGCCCTCCTTGCGGCAGTCGGCCAGCACCAACAGAAGCCGCTCCACGAGCGGAGGGTAGAGCCAGGCCGTATTGCATCGCCGCAGCAACTCCGCAGCCATTCACCGACTCCGGAGCAGCAGCTGGTCCACCTTGGACTCGATGCGGTCTAGCCGGCCGTCCACCCGAGCCGCCGTCTCCTCCGCAATACGCAGGGCCGTGTTGGCCGTCGCGGTAGCCGCCGACACCTGAGACGCTGCCGCCGTCTCTGCGCGCGAAACAATGCTGTTGCCGACGCTGATGGCGCCAAACACCAGCGCTGCGATGGCGCCAGACAGCCAGGCAACGGCGGCGCGGTAGGTGACGAACGAGTCGAGGGGCGGGGGCTTCACTTGGAGCGTCCTTGCTTGGGTGGTTCTGCCTCCCAATTGGGGGCGCGCTAAGAGGCACGGCCCTAAGCTAGCCCTGCTGGGGCTGCTGCAGTTCCGCGAGCTGCTGCTCAAGCACCTTGACCCGGGAGGACAGTTCCTGCACGGCCCTCACCAGTGGCGCGATGAATTCGCCATAACGCAAGCCGTAGACGTCCGCGTCTTCGTCATAGATGAGCCCGGCAAAGTCCTTGCCGCCCAGCACCTCCTCGACGTGCTGGGCGATGAACCCATAATGAGGCCGCTTCCCAGGGACGGGGACTGTCTCTTCTCGGAACCTGGGAGTCCCGTCCTCATTCTCGCCGTCCGGCACTTGCTGCTGGACGTTCTGCCCAACCTTCCATCGGTAGCTGACGGGCCGAAGCGCCTCGATAAAGGACAAGCCTAAATCGCTGTCCTTTATGTTGTCCTTTAGCCGCTCGTCAGAGGTGTTGATGACGTTGTTGTTCGAGAATACTTCTTTCCAAAACGCCCCATTTGCTCCGAGGGTGTAGGTGTTCGCCCCATTGGGGACGAAGTGCCCGCCGGCCTGGAGTAGCGCACGCGTTGCGCCTCCGGTGAAAAAGCGGAAAGCGTGGCTAGACTTGGTGCCAATCTCGCCGCCGCTGCTGCTGACATAGGTGCCGACCTTGACGGTGCCATCACTGTGCAGGAGGCCGTAGGCAGAGGAAGCCGTGCGAACTTCTAGCTTTTCTTCCGGGGCGCTGACGCCTATTCCGACGTTCCCGTTGTTCTGAATGCGGACCTTCTCAGCCGTCAAGGCCTGAGTGTCATTCGAGGCACTGTTGTTGCCGACGTTGAAGGCCAGATATTCCGTGCCCCAAGCCCCACCATTGAATCCCGCCACGACATCAGCCGCGCGGCGCGGTTCGTTGTCGCCCGTTGCTTGAAATGTCGGGTACAGCGAAAGCGCGCTGCGCTCGCCTTGTGCGGCGCCAGGCGTTCGGAAAGATGCAACTCCTGCCGCAGTGCCAACGGAGGGGCCGCGAACGGCAAGCCGGAAGCTGCCTGTTGTTGCCGTGCCGATTCCGACGTTGCCGCTGCTGGTGGCAAACGTAGCGCCGGCCGCTGAGGACAGTGTGCCTGCTACGGCAATGTTAGTGTCCAGCTTCGCGGATGTGACGGAGCCGTCTGCAAGCTGTGACGTTCCGACAGCTGACGCAGCAATAAAAGCGCTTTTTTCGAGCTGGATTGTGTCGACCTCAAACGTCGAGGAGCCTGCCGAGCTAAACCGTCCGATGACGAGGCGCGCATAGACTGACTGGTTAGGCGAGACAAATTCCGCCGATGTCGTCAGCCACTGCAAATTAGTGTAACCCAGGGACAGGTCCGACGTGGACATAAGTCCTTGTGCCGCGTCGAGCCACTCAATGCGGGCGAGTTGGTCTGAGCCAATGTGCGAACGGCGCCGGACGGACAGCCTATAAACGGCGTTTGCTGAAATCTTCATCAGCGCCGCCACGACTCGCCCCTGCCCGGCGGCCGTGCCAAAGCTGAGAGCGTAGCCGCCGGACACGGCGCCAACCGAGCGCGCAACCCGCGTGACGTCCGTACCCCATGCACCATTATGCATGGACCACGCATCCGGCGGCGCGCTAGCCCCAAGCGTCCAGGCTTCAAATTCGCCGTTGACCGGATACTGCCCGTAGTCTACCGCCGGCTGAAGCATCCGCGGCGCCGCGTAGCCTGCCGTGAAAGCCACCTCCGCGGAGGGCTGGCCCTGCACTATGCGGCCCGCGTTCAACTGCCGAGGCACTGCGCGGGCGTAGTAGGTGCGGCCCGGGATGAGGTTTTGAACCTCGAGGGACTCAGCCTTGCCAAAGGCCGCCAGCGTGCCGGCCGCAGGCGCAAACCCGGGCGAGGCCGAGACGTGCAACTCGACGCCGTCGAACTTCGCTAGGCGGGACAGCTTTTCGTCAATGCGGAATTTCGCGCCACCAGCAACGCCGGCAGCATCCACAACGCCGAGGGTTACTCCTCCCATTGAGTCCTGCAGGGAGTGCGCGGGCGCCACGCCTGGGCGGCTGTCCCACTGTAGCCACCTGTCCGAGCCGCCCGACGGCTTGCCGCGGCACGTCAGCGAGGTGCGGAACGTCTGCTCGCCGTCGCTCCCGAGCTGCGCCTCGTGGCTGTAGCCGACAACGGCAAGGACCTGGTCCGCGTCGAAGTGGACGTTGTTGGCCGAAAACCGATACAGGTCCCCCAGCTGTACCCAGGGAAAGCAAAAGGCCTCGACGCCGAGGGAGGCGTGCGGGGTCGAGAGGTCCGCCAGCGCCGCGGAGGCCAGCGCGTCCGCTTCCGCTGATGTGTCAATGGCGCTCGTCGCCTCCTCGGCAATCTCCATGAACCGCCGCCCGTAGGCGGCAATAGAAGCCGAGTCCACCGCCTGGCGATACTTGCGCCGAGGCGTCTTCCCGTCCGTTCCGAGGTCCGCTGAGTCTCCGTAGATGACACGAACCACGTTGCGGACGTCCTCAATGCCCATGTCGAGGGCGGACACGTCAACGTAACTCGATGGCGAAAACGTCCAGACTGGCACCGAGGCCGCACGGTCCGGCCGGTACAGCTGCAGCCGCCAGCTGCCGCCGCTGTCATAGCGCGGACGCAAGTCCCACCCGATGAGCTGCGCCACCTTCCGCATTGCCTCTAGGACGGGCTCGCGCTCCTGCTTCCACGGGCTCATCAGGAACGAACTCGCGTCCGGCGCATACAGCGCCACCGAGACGGGCGAGTCGTTGAGCATCTGCTGCAGCACGCCCTCCATCGTCACCGTGCCCGCTGCAGCGGTCGCCACTCCGCACGTCCAGGTGACGCCACCGTCCACCACCGTCGCGCCCACCGCCGTCGGCCAACTGGGCTGTGTGGTGCCGGTGATGCCAGTGGTGACGGAGGTGGCGCGGTACAGGTAGCCGTTCAGCGTAGTGGGGACGCAGAGGTCGCCCACGGCCTGTGTCTCACTCGGCGCCCAGATTAGGCACCCGCGCTGCACCGCGTAGGTGGTGGGTGTCAGCCCGTACAGCCGTTCGCGCTCATAGAACGAATCGGACAGGACGGCCACCGTGGCGTCCCGGCATTGCAGCGTCACCGACTCGCCGTCCGCTACGGAGATGCTGTCGATGCGGCCGACGAACAACTCCGTCCAGGTGGGGCTCGTCACCAGCTCGTCGACGGCTCCGATGTAGAACTCGACGCGCACGCGCCGGTACAGCGCCACCGGGGGCGAGGGGCTTGCGCTCGGGACGTAGCCGCGGGCCGTGCCGGATGACAGCATGAGCGGGGAAAGGCTGTGCTCGAACACCTGGCGCCGGAGCTGAATGCTCGCGGTCGGCCCCTGCCCGTCGACGTCCTCCTGAATGCTGACGCCCATGAGGAACCGCTGGTCCCCGAAGTAGGAATCCACATCCCGAAACACGCCGCCGGCATCCTCAAGCGAGACGCGAAACGCCGGAGCGTAGGCCCCGGACGCAACTCGGACGGACTCAGCAGCGGATAGCGGGCGCATCTATTCCTCGCGGAGCGTCACGGAGAGGGAGCCCGCCATCGGCGTCCAAACGCCGCCAATCCACGCCGGGGCGTAGTCGAGCGAGGACACGTCCCCGCGGACAAAGACGGGCGCGCTTGCGGAGCTGCCAGGGAATAGGTCGCCGTAGGCTTCCAGCCTTGGCAGCGGCGGAAAGGGTCGGCCGGTCGCGTACAGCAGCGGCGGCCATGTAGTCGGCACCACCGCTGGCAGCGCAACCAGGTCGTCCATTATTGCGTAAGCGCTGAACTGCAAATAACCAGCAGAGGCAGAATAAAGCGGCGTCCACGCTGAATCGTTGCGAGCCCCATTAACCCACGTTTGCCCTAGCGAAGTTATTACAAAATGCAGCCACTCGGCGCCCGTGTAGTACCAAAACAACACACTCCACGATGGCCCCAGCCTTGTGGCCGCTAGCGCCGCGCTGGAGCCCATTGACAACCGACCCACGCCATACTTCGGCGCGGGAGACGTCGAGCCCACGGCCGCCGTCAAACCCGAGAGCGGCAACCCCTTGGCGCTGTATAGGTTGGCGTCAAAACTCCAGACGTGCCCCTCGCCGCGAAACAGCGCCATCCATGCGAGCTGGTCTATTTGGGACGCGACGGGAATGGTCAGTTCAAGCACCCGCTTCTGCCAGCGCCGATTAAGGACGGCCGTCCCGTCAAAGGCGCGCGTCCGTTCGCCCACCTCCTCGACGCTGCGGGACAGAGAGTCAGCGCCGACCGGAACCGTGATGCCGTTGATGACGAGTGCCGGCATGGATTAGCTCCCGAACGCCGGCAGACCACCGAGCGTCCCGCGCCCCTTCTGGAAGTTTCCGCGCCGCCGGATGGCTTCCATCTTTGACCAGATGGCCTCCGGGTCGTTGCTGACGATGGTGACGTATGTGTCACCGACCAAGGCGCCGGCAGACGAGCCGAGGTCTGCCGGGAAACGGGCCGTCGTCCCTGTGTTCGTGGCGTTGTAGCGCGCCAGGTCCACCTTGAATCCGCTCGCCGCGTTCGTCATGCCAGACGCCAACTCATCAGCAGCCGCGGCGGCAGTGCCGAAGGACTGCGCCGTCGTCAAGGCAGAGTCCCAAGTCATTGAGACGGCCGCCGCCAGTTGGTCCTCGTAGGTTTGCGTCGATGCCTTGGCGCTTTCAAGGCCCGCGGCCCACTCTCCGAGAAACGCGAGCGGCCTTTGTCCGGCGATTTCAAATCCGGCAATCACGGAAAAGACGGATTGAATCGCAGAAACGATGCCGTTCCAGACATTCAGAACGCCGACGACGATGCCGAGAATGACGATTGCGACACCCTGCATTGTGGCAAACACGCCGCGCAACGCCTTCTCGAGAACGTACATCACCGGCAACAGGGCCAGCTCGAGCACCTTGGCAACCAGCTGGATGATGGGCGCGAGGGCGCCGAGCAGCGTCCCCAGCACCACGAACACCGGGAGAAGCGGTTGCAGCACCTGACTCACCAGCGGAACGAGCGGCGCAATAAGTCCGGTCACGGCCTGCACCACTGGCGCCAGCGCAGAAACCAGGTCCGCAACAGGCACCAGCAGTTGCCCGAGGGCGTCACCGAGTGCAGTAAGAATCCCATCGAGTGACTCGGTTAGGCGCTGAAAGCCGGCGCTGCCCTTCACCAGCTCAAAGATAACGGCGACCAATGCGCCGATTTCCCCGCCCGCTTGCGCCATAGGCCCAGTGGCCGCCTGGATGACGCCGCTGACCTTGCCCATTGCGCCGACAACCTGGTCCCGAAAACCGGAAAAGGCCGCCTCGCTTGCCTGCTGCAGTTCCTTGGCGGCAGCTTCTGCGTCCAAGTACGCCTGCCGAGTTGTGTTGAACCATTCGCGCACAACTGGATTGAGGTCCCGAACTTGCGCCAGCGAGTCCTCAAGGTCCTCAAAGTCCGCGAGCGTTTTAAGACGGCTTCCGTCGAACTTGTCGAGCCATTCCGGCATCTTGCTTGTGACGCCGGAGCGCCTGGCACCCTCGCCAAACGTCGACGCGCCAGCAAGAAACAACTGCGACTCCAGTGGGGCGCGGTCCGCGCGCAGCCGGTCAACGTGCTGGGCCGCCTTGCGCTGGTCCTCGTTCCACTTCTCCCAGGCAGATAGGTACTTCTCCGCCTCGCCGCCCTTGGCCCCCAGCTTGTGCAGGAAGTCCCGCACGTCCTCGATGCCCTTGATGCTGGAGAGCGCCTCGCCGTTGAACTTCTCGAGCGCGGCCGGCACGTTAAGCGCGCCCGCCATCTCCATCGAGTCGCGCAGGTTGCCGCCGCGGCCACGCAGGGCGCGGAAAGAGGCCTCCATCTTGTCCGCGCGGAGGCGGCCGAAATCCTCCGTGGCCTTGTCTGTGAGGTCTTTAAACTTGCCAACCTTGGTGGCGTTGGCCGGTAGCAGCTTGAGGAATCCCTCCAGCTTCGCGCGCATGTCGTCGGTCATTTTGCCGACGCCGCTTTTCATCATCGCCAGGACTTCCAGCGTGTCGTCCTTTAGTGCATCCAGGCCCGAGTCCGTGGGCAGCTGCGCCACCCAGTCGGCCACCGTCTTTCCGAACTCCTCCCACCCGTCGACGTCCACCAGGCCGTCAATGTGCAGAGCCCGAGCAAGGCCCGCGGCGCCGGACACCATCAGCCGGATGACGCCGGCCCAGTCCTCGGCCACCTTGATGAGATATTTCTGGAACGCCTTCCAGATGTATTCACCGACGCCGCCGAGCTTGTTTCCAAGCCAGGTTGCCTTTTCGCTCACCCAGCCCCATACGGCCGCGAACTTCTCTTGGATGCCTCCGAGGTTCTGGTCCCAGGCTTCGCGCACTAGCCCCGCAATGCCGATGAGCAGCGCGACCGCCACCAAAACGGGAAGCGTGGACGCCGACAGCAAGCCCATTGAAGACGCCACAAAGCGGACGGCCGTAGCGGCCAGCTTGAAGGCCGGCTCCAGCTTCACCGCCGCCATGCCTACCGCGGACACGCCGAGCGCAATCTGGATGAACTGCGTAGCCATGGCGCGTTGTTCCGGCGTCAGCTGCCGAAACAGCGTCACCACCCGGCCCACCGTGTCCGCCATCTGCTGCAGCACCGGAAGGGCCAGGCGGGCCACCTCGATGGCCACGGCCGTCGAGGCGTTCTTCAAGTCCTCGACCTGCTTTTTGACCTGGGCGTCCTTGCTTGCCGCAACAGCCACGGC